TCTTTATAAGTAGCTCGTATACTACACCACTCTGGAAAATCGTCCGAGAATCCTCTGTAGAAGAACTCTGAAAACCAATTATTCCTGCCACGAGGAGTGGAAATGAATATAGCTTTAGAGTTGTCTTTATCGAGTGTTGGTCGTAGTGCGACATTAAAGGCATCCTTACCATCTGCTAGTGCGGCTTCGTCAAATATAATAAGATCATAGGAACGACCTACACAAGAATCTACCTGATTTACAGAACCCATTCTTACAGCAGACCCGTTTGAAATTTCAATCACTTTGTCTTTTGCGTTATCTTTTGTAACCTCTAGATCAAAGTGCTTAATCAAGTTTCTTTGTAGATCAAAAGAGATCTGAGACAAGGAATAGTTGGGAGACATGATTAAAATATTGGAACCTGGCACTAAGGACACTAGCTGTCCTATAATGTTGGCTATGTACGTTTTGCCTTGCCGACGGGATACGGCGGCAGAGACAAAACGATATTTAGGGTTGTTAATCGCATTGATAATTGCTATCTGCGAAGGCAACGGTGTGATGTTCAGCAAATCCAAATAAGGATCAACTGGAAGTTTTAGAAACCTTGTCTCAGATCTGTAATCAACTAACTCTTCCGAAAGTACATCCTTTCGGCTTACTTCAACTGCCATATTAATCTTCTTCTTTTATTAGTGTCCAAATGCCGTAGCCTAAACCTACCCATGCTAGAAGTTTTGCCAAACCTCCGAGTAGAATTACTGAACCGCAGATTCCAATAAGTACGATCCCATCCCAGGACGTACGTTGTTTTAGTAGTTTACTTAGATACTTCAAGTTGTGTACCTCGTTTTTTATGTCCGTTCCATGCTACAAAACCTGCTAAACGGAGAGCCCAATATGCTAAGTAGTTAAGAGCATAAAAGCCATTCACTTCGATACAGATATCTCGAAAAAGACCATCCATATGTTTTTGGTCACGATAACCAATGTTACTGCCGTCCTTCTTCATAAGAGTAGCATACTTATAACCATAGTCATGAACTAAACCACCCATTAATAAAACCCCTACTGGAGACAGGAAAGTTGCTAAGAACTTAGGAACCGAAGCTCCATCAAATTGAAAACCCGCAGGGATTTTATACGCTTGATTGTCAATCCAGTAGTGGAAATCTTCTGTAATTACCCACTGACGTGTGCCAGTAAGCCACATTAGTATTGCGCCCCAGAAACCTTTACTAGCAGTTTGAATTGGAAGTGGTTGCATTTTTGGCATTGTAGTGTATTCAAAATTAATACGTTTTAGGTCTGGTTTATCTAGTTTATTAATAATATAGCTGATTGCTATTACTGTTACTACTATGGTCCATTGCCAAAATGTTACAATAGTGTCGAATATAAAATCCATTATTTTTTACCTGCTAATGCTTCTTTGCCGTAAAATGCGGCTACGATTGCTGCTACAGAAACAAAATAGGTCGGGGCCATGTCCCCTAAAGTTTTGGATGCATTGTCCAGACCTATTAGTTCTGCAACTACTACTGCGAAGGGGTATAGTAGCATTCCACCTAATGCGAACCATGCCATATTTCTTTGAGCATCACGCATTGCGTCAGCGTCTTCCATTTCCTTACGCTTGAACTCTAAATGAAGTTCTAGCTCTTCTTGGGAAATATGACCATCACCGTTTAAGTCGGCGCCTTCTAATCCTTCTACAGTTTTAGTACTCATTATACATCCGTATAGAAGTGTATTGAACTAGTTCCATCTGCAAGATTATCTGCATGACCTAGTTTAGTATTGGCATCACTTCCAAGTATTGCAGGGCTAGTAGCAAAACTGCCTTTACATACATAATAGAAAGGCACATTTGGAAAGTTTGCTGTAACTATTTCTGATGTATCATGTGATAAAGTATCTAAAAGAAAGAAGTTTGTACCATCTATACTTCCATATAGCTTTAATGCTTTTGCTGTGGCGGTAACATCGCCAGAAAGATATTGATACGAGATAAGAGAAGGAACTTCCTTATTGGTATCAGTTACTCGACGTCTAATATCTATTTTTGTATTAACAGGAAGTTTTACTACTTGACTAGTCACGTTTTTGTCTCCTATGTGGTAATCTTACCACTTAACTTTGTCAGCCCAGTATGCGGCGGACATTTTTCCTTTTGCGATATTCCTTCTATGTCTTGCTTTAAAGGATGCGCGTTTCTTTTTCATTCTTTCTGATTCGCCGGCCTTCGGCTTCCCTGCCGTTTTAGCTCCCTGCTGACCGAAACGAATAGTCTTAATTTTAGTACCTACTTTTGCCACAACAATATGTGACTTCTTCGGGTGTCCAGGAGTACGACGAGGCTTATTAAAACCTTTTACTCGTGCTCTTGCAAGACGAGAGTCCTTTTTACGACCACTACTTTTTCTTTTTATTGCCACCTTTGCCTAACCTCATTCTCTGTGCCAATAGAGACTTGGGGACTTTCTTTCCCTCTTTATAAAGTTTTGCGATGCGCTTAATAACGCTTGCAAGTTGAGTTCTTTTAGTACCTTTTGTACCGCTTAAATACTTCTTTGGTACTTTAGATCTTTTATCTTTTGGCACTTTGCGTTTACTTTTTCTTGGCACGTTTAGCCCTCTTAATATCATTGTCTTGAGGATGTCCACCACGCATAAACGAGTTTACTCTACCAAACGCCCACTGAGACATTGATGTGCCTGGACGGGAACCTGACGATAAATATGCGCCTTGTCCGCGACGATAAACTTTTGCTAACTGGCCGTAAGTATATCTTTTACTTTTCTTTGCTTTCGATCTTAAAGTCTTTTTTACTGATTCAGAAAGAGGCCTAGCTGTCCTCTTCTTCGCCGGAGTCTTTCTTTTGCGTGAAGTTGAACTCTTCCGTGTGCTCTTCTTCCTCGTAGCCATAGCTTGGCTCCTCTACTGGATCTTCCAGTCCTGCAAAAGCCTCTGCTTCTGCTTGAGTTGAAAACTTTTTCTTACCTTCTGAAGTCTGTACAACCCACCGACCTCGTTTTTCATAAATTTCCATTATTTTCTCCCTTGCTTTCTCTTCATTGCATTCTCATACGCTTGATGCGTACTTCCTGCCATGTAGATCTTACTCTTTCCACGTCCGTGAGAATGAATACCTTTAAGTCCTAAACGTTTGGCTGCTTTTTTAGCTGCTTTTTTAGACTTGTACTTCATTAGTAGCCCTTACGTTTTTTACCTTTTTTAGGTTTTTTCTTTTTTGGTTTGGTGTGATATGGCATATTTTACCCCAATTGGGTGATCAGTGTAATAATGACCCCCGCCAGGAACATGATTACTGTTCCGCCTATACTGACCATACGAGTCTCTATTCTATTTAGAGAGGTCTCTACATCTTCCAAACGTGAAAAACAGGTCTTCCAACGTTCTTCACATTGTACTTCATGGGCAAAAAGACCTTTCTCAAGATCTGCTACTTTTTCATTCGTTTCCATCTTTAAGAAGTTTCTCCATCAGCTTACCATAATTACCTTGACCGAACGGAACAGCTTCATTAATCTGTACATTAGTTTGGTTTTTGATATTGCCGCTTTCGGCTTTTGCTAAGTCTGCTTGCGCCTTGATTTCGTCCATACGCATTTTATGAGCCATTTGTAGTAAGTCAGCTAGATCCTTGCTAGAGTATACACCTGATTCTTCTGCTTCTTCTAATTTAGCAGCAATCATATTATCTAGTAAAGATCCAATGTTATTCTTATTACGGTATCCTAAGTCTAAGTAAACAGTATCAATATACTTTTTAACTTCGCGCTTATTTAGTACTTCTACTACTTGTGTTTCTGGTACTTGAAGATATTCACACACTCCGCGTATGTTACCGAACTGTAGGTAACTGTTTGCTATCTCCAGCCCTTCGGGTGAAATTGTAGTGAGTTCTTTTGTCATGTTTCGTATTATACTAAGTTAGGGTTATATTGTCAAGAGATATTTTTCTCAGGTTAGTCTGCAAGCGGATTACTAAGTTAAAAAGTTTTCATCTCTCGGTTTATCGATCCAAATATTTGTAGCAAAACACCTACGTACTCCGCTTGTTATATGAGTTACTCTGTGAAGAGTGCCTGAATCAAATATAACTAATCTATTTGGTACGGGCTGTATTCTTTCAATAGCAGTATCACTTTGACCTCTACGTATTTCCAGATAACCTTCTGTAGGCAATGCTTTATGTGCATAATAAACAGACCCAATATAAGGAGTAACAATGCCTTCAGGGGTAGATAAACTATATCCAGGAGTTTTTTCGTTTTCTATAAATTCTGTATTTAAGTGTTCGTCTTTATCAAAATGCCAGGGTAAATCTTGCTTTGGGCCAGGAATAGATAAAATATTACTCCAGTATTCAGTACCTGCGTACTCATCAGGTAAAAAGTTTTTTACACAAGGATGGTCCCATATTCTGTGAACTAAATCTTGCCAAGTGTTTAAAGATTTAATATTTTTATCCATAAACTTAAATGTCAAAGGGGAATCCCAAAGATCATCATTTCGAATATCTTCTAGTAAGATATCGTCTTCTTTTAAAAAATTATCAATAACTAATAACACGTTAGTTCCTAGTCTGCGAGTGGGTTATCTAGTGCTTTTTGTAGTTTGTCACTGAATCGTTTTTCAAGGTCTTTTAAGTCTCTGGCGTTGTCGGACATTAAAGAATCTCGTCTTGTTTCAAAACGCTCACTTGCTTTATCAATCATGTCTCGTACTTTCTCTTCCATGTTTCGAGTTTTATCTTCTACACGGTCTGTTTGTTTCTCGATACTAAGAATATCATCTCGTAGACCAGATTTAATATCTCGCGTGTATTCGATAGCATCATCTAATTTTTGAATTATCTGAACATTCTTTGCGTCTATGGCGTCTACATCAATATTTTGTACAATTTCTTTCATATCCATGTAGTCTTTGTAAAACTCGAAACCAGCCCAGCTGGCACCGCCTAGTGTGGAGAGGGCTGTCAATATTACTGCCATCTTACCGCCTTTAAAAGTCATTCCTGCAATTTCAAATTCTGCCATTTTTTAATTTTCCTCAACATCGTCTGTAAATTGAAGCTGACGTAGTTGCATAACCTCACGCTGTAGCTTTTCTACTTCTAGACGTTTCTTTGTTAGTTCCAACTGATACAGACTGTTACAGTTGATGCGTTCTTTCGGTCCACCGATAGGA